TTTATAAAGCCAAACCTCTACAGGTCCGCCTTCGCCAAGTTCATTGACGGAATATAATTGAGAAATCTTTGTGTCAGTTGTCATAGTTTATTCTCTCCCAAAGCGGCGCGGGCGGCGCGGAGGTTTTCAACCGCTATTTTCATTGCCACGGGATGCTGCCAAATATCGCCGTCCATGTAGTCATCAGGCAGATTATCAGCGGCGTCAGCAAACGGCTTTAATGCTACCATAAGCCTCTCTATCGCTTCGGCTGCGTCGATAAATTCGTCACGTTTGCTGATAATGTGGTAGGCGCGCAGCTTCGCAACCAATTCTATAAGCCGGTCAGTCTCAGTCATTTTTCTTCTCCAAAGCGGCGCGGAGGTCGTCGTAGCAATACTTGGCCCAATCCAATTCTGTCCGCAGTTTCTTGTTTTCCGCTTTAAGTTCCTCGATGCGGGCGCGTAGCGCCAGCGTTTCATCAGCGCGGATTTCATGAACCGCTTGGTGTTCGGCCATCAAAGGCGGCCCGTTCCCAACCCCACTCATTCCTTGTCCCCCAGATAAGCGGCGCGGGCAGAACCCATCCACGGTTTAGAAATTGCCTTTTTCAGTTCTTCGTTCTCGGCTTCAAGTTCCGCGATGCGGGCTTTCAGCGCGTCAACATCAACCGCCAGACGATGCACGGCGAGCATTTTTTCCAACTCCGCAATCCGCCGCGCCTGCGCCTCTAATGCGGCGGCGGCGTCTTTGCAGTCATAGACAGTCGGCACGGGAGCGCGCAGCCGTTCGATTAGGTCGGTGTAGTCAGTCATGTGGTATCCTTTTCGCCACGCGGCCAAAGTCCGGCGGTATGTCCGTGCATTTCATCTTCGACGCCTTGCGGCGGATCTCGCAGAGCGCTGACGTGACCTGTTTAGGTGTCTTGCCTAACTGCTTTGCCACCTGCACATGGCTCAAGCCTTCTTTTATCAATCGGACAATCTCAGACTCGAAAAAAGAAAACCCGTCAGCCGACTTATTTTTATGCACGGCGATCTTACGCTCTAAAGGCTCCAGCGACGACGGGTCGGCTAAACCTTTCTTGTGCGCGTAAAGCACCGTCGTATGATCGCGCTTAACATATCTCCCAACGCCAGCATATGACGCATTCGGGATCTCTTCCATGCAGCGGAATATAAATTCCCGCCGCGCCTGCGAGATATGCTTTAGCTGCGATACTCCGAGGATCGACTTGTAAGGCACCTTATGCTTGAACGCGACCTCGCTCAGTATCTTCCGATAGGATGGGGGCAAACCGCTTGTCGCGCCGGGTATATATTCAGCGTTAACCGCAGCCTCTAGCACCACACGCTGTTGCGGTGTCAGTTCGGGCTCAGACTCCAGCACGCGCAGCGCCCGCGTTGCCACGCGAAGCCTATGCTTGCGCGCTTCTTTGGATTGTGATGGGGGTTTGCGTTTCGGGCCGTCATAACCCGCGTAGGGAAACAGATAAGTCATAGTTGGCTCCATGAAAAAGGGCGGCGCAGCCCTACTACGCCGCCCTCCTATTATCAGCCGCGGCGACGACGGCCGGTGTCACCAGTGGAGCCATCGACCGATTCGGCCGGCGCACCGTCGAGCGAAATCCATTCGATCACGTCAAACACCGGAGTGTAGACGCGGCCATAGGACTTGTGCGGATAATATTCCGAGCCGAGCTTCACGACGGCCACGGGCGCGTCCTGATTCTTCTCGACCTGATCGGCAACCTTCATGGCGAGCTGGTGCATAGCGCGCTTACCGCCAACGGACGTGACCGTGTAGCGGGCTTCCGTGCCAGCATCTTCACCATCGAGGCACTTGACGCTCATGCCGACCTGCGGCTCCCATCCACGCTTAGCGCCAGGAGGAGGCACATCCAGTTCGGGAAGCGGCTCCGTAATGGACACCATCTTCTCGCCAAGCACTTCGCCTTCACCCCACGCAATGGAACCGTGGACGAACGAGAACGGATTGACCGCCCAACGTCCATCTTTGTCGATTTCAGTCTGATCCGCACCGTAAACCCAATGGCCGGTCTTATCCATCTTAAGGATAGCCGAACCAACTGAAGCCTCAGTGTCGAGTTTACGCAGCGACTCAGCCAGAGACGCAGCGGTGGGGAGATTGGCGTTGCCGAATTTCACTAGATTAGACATTACTTTACCTTTCGCTGTTATCCGGCGCGATGATACGCACCGAATGCTTGTTGCGCCGCTTCACAGTATGCCGCGTGCGCTTGTTCCTGTGTTTCGTAAACACCGATATTTGTTAGACATTTATCAATGCGTATGCGCGCTTGAAATTTGTCGCCGTATCTCTTTACACCTTTAGGCATACCCGTTACGTGCTTGCGGCTGTTCGCCATGTTTTGCGCGCGCGTAGCTAGGCGAAGATTGACAATTCTATTGTCATCCTCAACACAATTTATATGGTCTACAAATTTCGTGGGCCATATCCCATACACGTATAGCCACGCTAATCTGTGAGCATAATACATTTTCCCGTCTAGTCTTATTTTTATATACCCTTTCTTATTTGGGCCGCCGGCGACATCGCCTAGACTAGCGCCGCCCCTGCGTGCAACACGCCAAGTGAATACGCCCGTTGCAGGGTCGTAATCTAATAGGCCGCGCAACGTTTGGGCGTCCATCATTTGGCCTCAAGTTTAGAGAAGGCCCGACGAATATCGGAACCTATTGTCAAAACAGCCGGACGCGGATCTGACTCCGGTGCGATTGTATGACCAGTTGACATGGAAACGGTAAAACCTTCCGGCATCGCAATATGACGCTTTTTAAGCGCCTTTTCGATTTGTGCCGGCGATTTTAATTCCATGAACTCCGTGAAACCCAATCCCATTTCATTAAAAGTCGCTTCCGCCGTAACAGGATCAGCCCATTGGCGAGTGGCCCGTTTGGGCACGAGTTTCCACCCCGGCACTGGCGCGTTATTTTCCAGCATCGTCTGGGCCAGTTCACGAACGCCTTTAGCCCATTCTTCCGCAAGTATCGCCATCGCCAAAGCATGTTGCATTTTCTCCGGGTCAATCGCCTTCACTTTAGTCGCAACGGCGCGCTCAAGTTTACCTGTAAGCAACGGACAGACAGGCTTAGCCGAACACCAACGGCAATGATCACCAGCGGCAAACGGCGCGTCGGGCTTGAAAGATTGCTGCACAGCATCATACAGCGTGCGCTCAAACGCTTTTATGCGACCGGGCGTCGTCACCCAGCGCTTTACATACGGCGGCTGCACGATGATTAGTTCGATCTCGTCGACGTTCTCAAACACCCAGCGCAGTTCTGGCGTGCGCATACCGGCCGCCGTGTAGAACATAAGCTGTTCGTTCTCTTCTGCGTCGACAGCAACGCCGTCTCCAAACTTCCAGTCTAGCAGTATCGCGCGATTGCGTATGCGGCCAGCGAGATCGCAACTACCAAAAACTCCGGCAAGGAAGCCTCCAAAGTGAACGTTAACCTCTGTGGCAAACTCCAACTCGTTATTAGGGTCGATTTCATTCAACGCGTCAAGCGCTAGGATAATCTTCTCATTATCCGTGTAGTCGTCGACCTTCGCGCCGTGCGACAAGATCATGTGCATGGCGTCGTGCAGACGCGAACCTTCTTCCGCGTAACTGCTTGTCGGTTTAGGGGGTAATTCCGCCACTAACTTACGAGAGCCAGGGCATTTAATTAGACGCTTTGCGGACGAGCCGCCGACGATATTACTGTGTGTCATTACCTTACCTTTCAGTGATTCGACACTAGACTTTTCTTTACGGGTATGTCAAGAGACTTTTTATGCTAGAGAAAGACATCGAAAAATATTTCATGCGCCGCGTCGCACAGATCGGCGGTCGAGCCTATAAGTTCGTATCGCCATCGAATCGCGGCGTCAGCGACCGCGTGGTCTGTCTACCTGACGGCACGACGCACTTCATAGAACTGAAGCGCCCCGGCGGCAAACTCAGCGAACTACAGCGACGATTTGCAATCGAGATGATGACGCTCAGTCAGAACTACGATTGTCTCTGGTCTAAAGAAGAAGTTGACAAATGGATCTCCGACCATACCAGCACGACGCCGCCGATTTCCTTTTCAGTCGTGACCGGGCCATGATCCTTGCGCCAGTCGGCGCGGGCAAAACAGCGATCACATTAACCGCGATGACCGAGATGATTATTCATGGTCATTGCGACCGCTGGCTTGTGTTAGCGCCGAAGCGCGTTTGCACCGATGTGTGGCCGGTCGAGGGGCGCAAATGGGCTCCTGAATTTAACATCGCCGTCGCAGTCGGCACGCCCGCGCAACGTAAAAAAGCGTTCGAATCCGACGCCGACATTGTTGTAACCAACTACGACAACATCCCCTCCATCAACCCGACCGGCTTCGGCGGCATTATCTTCGACGAGTTGACGCGGCTGAAAAACCCGTCCGGCAAGCGGTTCAAACATCTTCTCAAGATCCTCGACCAGTTTAAGATCCGCTGGGGTTTGACGGGGTCATTTACGTCTAACGGTTTAGAAGACGTGTTCGGCCAATGCAAGGTCGTCGACCAAGCGCTGCTAGGCCGCAGCAAGGGCGCGTTCCTACAGCAATACTTCTATTGCGTGAACCGCGACTTTGGCCAGTGGGAGCCGCTGCCGCAAGCGCTGCCGAAGGTCATGGAGGCGATCAGGCCGGCGACCTATGTGCTAGAGCCTGGCGAATATAAAGACAAGTTACCGCCGCTCCATGTCGTGCAAATGCGCTGCGATCTCGACGACCGCGCGCCGTATGAAAACATGAAGAGGGAATATGTGCATGAAGAGATCACGGCTCCAACAGCGGCTGCTGTCACAAACAAACTTCAGCAGCTTACGTCCGGCTTCGCGTATGATAATGTCGGCGCTGCTCAGTGGTATGGGCGTCAAAAGTTCACGACGCTGGCTGAAATAATAGACGAAAATCAACGCGACAACACCATCATCGTCTACAATTACAAAGAAGAACTAGCCGAACTGAAAAGACTATTTAACGTCGCCACGATTGACGAGCCTGACGCCATCGAGCGCTGGAACGCCGGCAAGATAGAGTTGCTGGCGATCCATCCCAAGAGCGCCGGCCACGGGTTGAACCTGCAATTCGGCGGCAACAAGATCATCTTCCTGTCGCTGCCGTGGTCGCTTGAACTGTTCGAGCAAACGGTCGGTCGTCTGCACCGCAGCGGACAGACGCGCGATGTGTGGTGCTACGTCATCATGTGCAACAATACTATTGACCAAAGAATATTTGACGCGCTACACGATAAACGAACATTGGCTGAGATAGCCTTGGAAGAATTGAAATGACCGAACCAGTCACATGGAAAACCCTTAACGATCAGCTTGCTGATCTTACCGAACAGGAGGTCTTAGACCTACTGGAGATGGAACAACGTCACGCCCGGCGCTCGACCATCTTAGTGCGTCTGCACCAGCGTTACACGGTGCTGCGCATGTTACGCGAACGGGCGGCTCTTATGGAGATGATAAATGAATCCTCAAGAACTACTGGCGCAAGCCGCTGATATTATCGACCAACGCGGCGAAGGCTACGGTGGCATAGAGAATAATTTTCAGCTTGCCGCCGATCTGGCGACGCTGCGGATTGGCCGTGAATTTCATCCGTATGAAATCGCGATAATAATGGCTTGTGTAAAAAATGCGCGGGCATTTAATACGCCGAATCACTTAGACAGCCATATTGACGCGGTTAACTATGAATTATTTGCCGCAACTTTTGCCGCTGATTATGCAACTTCGCATGGCAGTCGGTCAGAAGCCGCGTATAAACGCCGCGATAACATGAAAGTCGCGCGTATCTCTAAGAATCTAAAGGCGGCAAGTTCGCCGGAGCTGGCCGTAATCTTGGACGAGCCTAGCAATAGCGCTGTCATTGGGGAGAGCGCGTAACTCTTTGGCCGCTTTGGCTTGATCTTCTTTTGAATAGTCGACCAGCGGGGGGCACCTGCTGGTCGACGCACAACCACTAAAACTTGCCAGCATCAAGATCATCGGCAGTTTCATCAACAGTCTTTGGCGCTGCGACCTGACCCCTTCAATCATTCGGCTTGCTGCCGCCGGTCACGTTCCAGTCCTTAGCCGCGACGAGGCCCAGCGCGACGAGCGCGTTCTGGAGATCCGTCCAGTTCACGTCTTTGGTCTGCCAAGCGTGGAACAGCACGGACAACAGCGTCAGAATGCCGGGAATCGTGGTCATCCAGTTAACTAACATTTTAGCCTCTTTTAGTTACACGGCCGCGATGTGCTATCGCGCGCGATACATTCGTAATACTTAAGGTCGGCGCAACCTGTCAGCGCGAGCATAAGTCCCGCACAACAGCATAAACGTCGTTTATCCGATTTGACCAGCCACGACCAAAGGTAGCCCATGTAGACAATCCTTTCAGGAAGCCAAGCCGTTTGTCGGTGATTTTGTTGCCGAGATAAGATCTAGTGGCGAGAATCGTCTTCGGCCCGATCATGCCGTCCTGCGGCACGCCAACGATAGACTGAAGATACTTAGCCGCGCGGCTGACGCCGCTGTTAACGGCGAAATCAAACACGGCGAAGTCGACACCATCCGGCAGATCATCGCCCCGGATCTTGTCCCAATACTCTTGTTTGTAAATCGCCGCGACTTCTGAGTCAGCGATCTGGAATACGTCCTTTTGGCTAAGCCCGTGCTTGGCCCGCCACGCATTGTAGGTATTCTGTGTGACGCCGTAGGCCGTGCGTCCGCCAGGATCGCGCGGATCATCGACCTTGCCGCCCTCGTAGCGCAGCGTCGCCTTCAGCGCGGTGTCGTAATTCTCTTTCATTGGCGGCTCACCAAGTCACGGATGCGGTCTAGTCTTTCAAAGACTTGGTTCAGCACCTGGTTAAAGTCCTCGCGGGTCACATAGCGCCCGGCGACTAGCACTTCAATCTGGCCGACTTTTTCTGCCAGTTCCTTGTCGGCTTGCTGAAGATCTTTTACGGCCGCCCAGACGGTGTTGAGCGTCCAACCGCCCAGCACGCCGATCACGCCAATGGCCACGTCAAAGAGAACTTGATATTCGACCATTATCATCTCGCCATCGCGTTGCGGTTTTGGCTGTCAGCCATTGCGTTGAAAATCGACACAGACCCTAATGCCGCTGGCACGCGCGGCTTAGCCGGCGCAGTCTTTGGCGGTAACGGTTTAGAACGCCCTGTCTCAAGAATGCGTAGCATCCGTTCAGGATCTTCAGCTATCAGTTTAGCCATCAACGCTGACACGCGCGATTCTTGACGTTTTTTAAGAAACCGCTGCGTGGCGTGAATAAGATTGTAAGGGTAAGAAAGCGGATTATACCATTGAAAAGCCGCCTCTTCGGCGACTTGTTCACCAAGATTGGACGGCGCTTTAGCCGCCAAACGCTCCATCTGCTTCATGCGCTGGATGTCATCAATGGCGACTTTAAGATCCGTCTTTTGCGCGTCGGTAAATCCGCTGATGTCAGCACGAAGCTGCGCGTCTGTTTTAGGCGCAATCTTTTCAACTTCTTTGAGCCGCAACTGATCCGTCGCCAGTTCACGCAACGCGTCGTATTGTTCTTTACCGACTGCGCCAATGATAGCCCGGCGCTGGCTGTCCAGCATCTCAAGCGCGGCTTTAGGCTCGCCAGCGTTGACATTGGTAAGCACGCGGTCTGACACTTCTTTGGCCAGAGCCTCAAGCGCTTCCGGCGATTTACGTAGACGCTCCTTAAGGAAGCTCATTTCCTGCGATGACTTTACGGCGCTGTCCACAAGCGCTCGCCAGTCCGTCTTTTTGAGCGCCGTCGCTTGATCGGTTAGATCAGCGATACCTTTCTGCATTCTAACCGCATTGCGCTGAACTTGCTCAATAATATCATTAATATCGGAGCCTATTATATCTAACGGCTCACGATATTTTTCAGCAAAAGATGCTAACGCTTTGGGGTCGACGATGCCATCTTTAACGGCTTTTTTACGCGCCATTGCGAGAACAGCATCATTTACGTCCGACATGACCGCCGGATTATCGCCAAAGGTCGTCGCAAATTGCCGTGCATTGCGGCCATTAGACAAAAATTTAGCCACGGTCGTATCTGGCGGTAGAACCGTTTCATTCTTGATATTTGTTCGAAATAAATCGCCAGACACGCCCGTCCGATAAGGCTTTACGATTTTATCGACAAAAGCCTTATTAGCGTCTTTCCATGCTGCGCGCGCTTCTTCGGGTATAGTTTCGCTGGACTCGACAATATCGGTCAGTCTTTTTTTAAGCCCAAGCAAATGCGCTTTACGCGTATTGGCCTTAACATCATTAGGAGAAGCCCTAAAAACGGAGGACAATTCAGCATTTATGGCTTTGTTAAGTTTGCCGATTGAGCGGAATGACGCCATAACCGGCGCGGCTTCAGTAGGTTCGGCAAAATACCCCGCGCCTTCACCCAGCGAAACCCAATCACCTTTTGCCTGCGGGCGCAATTTAGATATGGATTCGGCCAAAGATTCTGGAACAGTGGCCGGCGAAAACTCTGCCGTCGGGTCCGCAAGAATGCGTTCGGCTTGCTTCACAACAGGGGCGATATCTTCTTTTGCGGCGCCCCATTTGCCAGCAAACGGTTTTTTGAATGCTTCGCTGACTTCTTGGCTGGCGAGTTCTTCGCCTTCTTTTGCCGCCGCTTGAATGCCTACGCCACGTTCAAACAGATCCGTCGCCGGAAGCTGCTTTTGAAGCGCGCCAAGTTTAACTTCAAGCGCTTTACGTTCTTCAGCCAGATTGCGTAACGGCACATCGCGAATAATGCGCGGGTTAGCCATCTCTTCTGGCGACAGCGCGCCGGCGCGGTCTTGAATAGCCGCATCAACGCGGGCCAACTGATCGCGGATAGCCGCCGCCTGTTGCGCCGGTCTGGCGGCAAGCGCGCGAGCTTCCGGTGTTTCAACGCCAGCATAACTTTTTTCAAGTGCCGCCAAGCCAGGTAACTCGACGCCGCCAGCCGCAGCCGCTTCAGCAAGCGTAGGTGCGGGCATACCTGGCGTGCGAGGCATTTGCACGCCCTGCTCATAGGCGGCGCGAATCTCTGTCGGAGCGGCAGGGCCAGTCAAAGCCGCAAGGCGGTTTTGAACAGCCGCTTCATCGCGGGTAATAGGCAGCAAACGATTAAGCCCAGCACGGGTAGCGCCGAGCGCGCCTTCGCCAACAGCACGGCCAGCCGTCGCTGCTGCGCCGCCGAGCGCCGGTATAGACATAATGTCCGTAGCAAAGCGCCCAGGTTCAGTAGCAGCGGTCATAAACGCAGCTTTAGGAGAGCCATAAGCCTGCGCGTAATTCTGATAAATGTCCGCCGGCAGACCGTGCAATTGCTGCTGCGCCTGCACGTCACCCATCGCAGCCTGACCGGCCATCATCGGCAACGCAACAGCGCCACGCGCTACGTCAACGAGAGGCTGCAAGGGCTTTTCAACAATTTGTTTAGCCGCGACCGTTCCGCCAGCGCCGATCATAGCGCCAATGTCCATAAGACCGCTTAAAGCTTCCGATGCCGAGCCATATTGGCTAGGCAGCCCTAACACATTTTCGGTTGGTTTAGCTTCAAAAATAGATGGCTGCGCCGCCGCGTATTCCGACCACGGGCCCTCTTCTTTAGCGTAATCTTCCCAAGGGCCGGCCATTACTGTTTTTCCCAGCTAGACGGACTGGCGGGATTGCCACCTTTAAATTTATAGCCTTTACGAACTTCGCCTACTTCTGGCGCGGCCAACGGCGCGGGCGTCTCGCCGGCTTGTCCGCGTGACGGCGCAGGACGTTGAATCTCACGACCACCAAACGACGAAAGTCGTTCCAATTGCGGCGCAGCCTTATACGGCACCGCCGCGCGATTTGCGAACATACGGATGGCTTCGTCGAAGCGCGACAGACGGTCGCCAACTGGAACTGCCGTATCGTCAAGTCCGCCGATGGCTTCCATAACAAACCGACGATCTTCGTCGGTGAAGCTGCGACCGCCCATGTTGTCGCCAACTTTGGCAAGAAGGGCCTGTTTTTGCCCCGCGCTAAGTCGTGATTCAGCGCGCGTCCCGGCGGTTGAAACGCCAAATGCTCGCGCTAGACCATACATCACTTGAGCCGGACGACCGCCTTTAACGCTTTCCAGAAGCTGCGCAGGACGACTATTGCCCGTCTCAGGATCGTATTCAATCGCGTCGAGAAACTTGAGAGCGCTCTTTTGCGCCGTGTAATCTTCCGTGCCAATCGGTGCGGGACGGTAAGATTGCAGCGGTTCGCGCAGGCCTTCAGTCTTAGCCGTCCCGCCCCCAGCGCCACCTGCCCAACGAATAAGATCGCCAGCCGTCTTAACTTTGGCAAATACTTCTGGGTTAGCTTTTATCGCTTTAGGCGACAACAATTCAGACACAGGCGTATCTGGAGCCGCTGACAGCACATCAATAGCGCCTTCAGGGCCAGCAAAATGAGCCAGATAAGTATTGCCTTTTGACGGCTGGAAACCGGCGTCACGTAGGCGCTGCTGATTAGCCGCCGTAAATGCCTGAAGCATAGGTTGCTCAACAGGCGCACCGTCAATCATCGTGCCGCGCTGCGCGAGGATCTGTTGCGTAGACATGCCTCTAGCGCGGTCGGGGAAAGTCTTGCGGTAAGTATCGACAAACGTGCTGTCAATAAATTGCCCGATACCCTGCGCAGACGAACGCGGATTTTTGCCGGTGCCTTCACGCGCCATCGTGTAATCATATTGCGCCGCTTCTTCGGGCGTCTTTGTGATTCCAGTCCCCGCTACGCGGTAGCCAAGAATATTTTTATTGGCGTCTTCAATCGGCTCTAATTTAGCGGCGCTTCGCAGCGCATTGATCGGCGCAGCGCCGCCGCCACCAAATTTAGGATAGCGCATCGTCTGCGTTTCGCCGCTAGGCAAAGTCACGTCTTTAGTTTCTTGCTGATACTGTTGTTCCGGCGTCAACAACACCATGCGACGCGTATCGGCGTCCCATTTGCGCTTAGACAGCACATCGTATTCAGACGGGAAAATGTCCTTAAACTCGCCAATCGTTTTGAGATAGGCTTCCTGATCGCCTTCAGGAACGGCGCTTAATCGCGACATGGCAAGCGCGCGGATCTTTTCATTAAGCTCTTGCAGCTTTGTTTTGGCGTTAAGCGCCGATTCTTCTTCCTGACGCTGCGCGGCTCTGCCTTGCAACTCCATAGCCTGCGCAGCTTTGGCGGCTTGAATTTCTTGCAATCGCGAGGCTTCGCCCTGCGCCATAGCACCAAGAAAATTAATATTAGGAACCTGAAACTCAGGAATGGGTGTATATTGAACGGCCATTATTGCGGCCTCCGTCCATAAGCATAACCAGCAGCTTGAATACCTTGACCAAGCGCCGACGCCAATAAATTGGTCGGAGCCATGTAAGAGGACGCATTGGCTGCGCCGATGTTAGCGTAGCCTTGCCCAAGCGCTTGGCCAAGATTCTGATAGTTCTGTGCTAGGTTGGTGCCAGTGCCGATGGCCGCATTGCCGATACCCTGCGCCGCGCCGAAGCCGGTCTGCTGGCCACCTCGCAAGAGTCCGATCTGATTCTGACGGTTCTGCATAAAGCGATTGTAGGCGTTGCCGTATTCTTGGCTGGCCAGATCTTGCCCAAATCGCTGCGCCGCTTTCAGCGCCGCGCCAGACTGAAGCCCCGCCTGCGCCGCCGCCGAACGATTGACCGCCTGCATTCCTTGCTGTTCGCGGAACGCATAGCCAGGGTCCATCTGGAGCTGGTTGATCGTCGGCTGCTCCATAATACTGCCGTAGCCTTCGCCGGGGCGCAGACCCATAAGGACGGCCAGTCGATTGGTCGATTCAGTGCCAAACTGTTGATAGGGCTGATAGGCAGCCGTTGCCTGTTGCTGCCCCCGCTGAAGCGCTTCTTGAGCCTGTGCGGCCTGTTGCGCCTGTAGCATCATAGACATCTGCGTCGCTTGATTTTGAGCGTTAGCCGCTGCTCCCCAACCCATAGTTAGATCCTTCCTACCGTGCCGTCAGGGCGGCTTACCATGCCAAGTCGCGCCAGAATACCATACATATAGTCATGGCCATCGTCCACTCGCGTATGAAATTCTGGGCGGTCAATAATTTGCTTTAATAGCCCTTTTGTCAGCCATTTGCGCCGCCATTCGGGCAGTATGGAACAGTGGACTTCGCCGTCTTTCTCAAACATAGCGCCTATTGGTTGCCCGTCGCGCTCGATAAGATCTACATTCCAGTCCTTCGCCCGTTCAACATGTTCTTCGAACGATATCGGATAATTCCAGTCGGTCGCGACGTAACCAATTTTAAGAGCGGTCGCGCGGTCCGGAACTATCCGCGTCGTCATTACGTCACAATCCTTCCACTAGCCCTGATCGTTATGGTTGCCGCGCTGGTCGCCGTCGAGATCAACCCTCCGGCTAACAATACATGACCTACGAGTTCAGGAAAAGTATATGTTTCCAAAGGCTGAAGATTCTTGGTTTTAACTAGTATGTTCGAGCCCGATATGGACTCTCCCGTCGTAGCAAGATGAACGCTGATCGTAGCCGCAACTGTCGTGCTTGTGTTTACGGCGGTAAATTTGTCTATGATTGTTGTCAATCCCGCCGACGTATATTGCGTCGTGTCTGCGACAGCGGCGGTCTTAGCTTGAATTAAGACTGTGGACGTAACGGTCATTTATTAACCTTTCGCCATAACGACCCAAGCCGTTCCGTTGCTGCGAAGAAGCGCCCAAGCGCCGTCTGTAGCGGGAAGAATAGCAGTTCCGGCCGTCGAGGGTTCTGTTATCGGAATAACATTCGACGACGCTGAAATGACAAGCTGGGCCTGAACCGTCTTGATATTCAACGCGCGGCCTGTCCATTTAGTAGCATCGGGAAGCGTGAGCGTTACGGTAGCGGCACGATTAACAATAATATCATAATCGGCATCGACAACCGTATAAGTGTTGCTTGCGTCCACCGTGACGGCAACATTCTTGCGGTAGTCAAACGTCGTTCCGGTGCAGTTGGCCGATACAAGATACCGATAATTCTGCGCAATACCGCTGTCGAATGTCGTATTGGATTCGATACCGCTCGACGTGTAATCAAGCGAGATCCCATACCACGGCGTTGCCGAAGTGCGTTTAATATCAGCGTTTGATATGCGCCAATTCGAGACAAGATTGCCGGAAGTGCCTATTAAATGAATACCCGCGCCGCCAGCGTTGCTTGTCTCGTGATGGCCGCCTGTGATTGAGACGCCAGCAATCGCCGCCGTCGACCCGTAGACATAGGTTCCATCGCCGGTCATAGCCCCCAGACACATGCAGTCTGAGATAGCCACGTTATTGATAGCTGATTTATCAGCCTGCACTGCGACGTTATTGTAGAACCCAGAACTATTCATGCGCGCGATAGTAACGCCAGAAACCGGCGCGAACGTATAGCCGCCAGCCGCCGTCCCTGCGCCTGTCTGCACTAAGATGCCCCAGCCATTCGTGGCGGATGCAAGCGTCCCGGCGTAGGCGACGTTATTATCGAAGACACCTGAAATAGGAACAGTGAGCGTCGTATAGGCATTAGGCTGCCAGATAATACCCGCGCGATGAACATTGTAGAAATAATTGTTTGTTACGACGGGGCAACTGCAATTTATGTATACGCCGTCCTGATTTGTGCCCGGAGCTTGTTGCGGCCCCCACATAATCGTATTACCGGAAATCAAAACATCATGCGCGGCAGCGTGCGTGTCGATGCCACCGGCCTGAACATTATACCCAAAATTGTTGGTAAAGCGCAGCCCACGGCAAAGCCCGTCGCTACCACCAACAGCAATGATGCTACGCATAAAGCTGCCGGTATAGCCATCTACGAGAATGTTATAACTGCCATTATCAATGCCGACGCCATAATCTAGGCCCGCGGTCACGCTAGCGCTGCTTGACGTGCGATTGCCGGTCGAATTGCGAACAGCGGAATCAGCGCAACGATTAAAGTAAATATGGGCGTAATCGCAGGATTCCGTGTGGACGTTATCGACAAGAACTTGCGAACATTTGCTGAAATAGAAGCCAGAAGTTCCTGATATGTCAGGCGTTCCTGTGGCGACTATATTCGACAGCGTAATGTTCTTCTTAGGTGTGATCGGCGTAATTGTCGCGGACTTGGCCGTCGTATAGTTCAGTATCGGCGGGGTCGCGAAAGTCAATAGATTACCAGAAATATCCGCCACGCGGATAAGTTCGCCAAATGATACCGGTTCAGGCGACAGAAGTTCAGTTGACGCCAGATAGCACCAGTCATCTATGGTAAATGCCGAGCCGGTCGTAACCGTCACAGTATCCGACCCAGCATTCAGATTAGACGCTAGAGTCTGCGGCGCGCCAGCCGTTCCCGTCCAGCGGATAATGGCTTTGTCAGCCGTAAGAGTCTGCGACAAAATCGTAGCGTTTTGGATCTTCTGGTTAGCAACGCCCGTCAGCTCGCTGGTAAGTTTATACGTCTTTCCAAGGCCATCGACGACTTTAGCGCCGGAGTTGATGGCGTTTTGCCATGCGGTCGTATCATCCGCGACGCCATCCGCAACCGCACCAAAATCTAGCGGGGAGACGGTGTCGCGCAGCTTAGCCTGAACGGTGCGGGCCTGAGCCCCGGTGCCAGACTGGATGAACCCGATAAGCGCCGAGCCGCCCGACGCCGCAAGCTGCGCGAGAGTAGCGAAAGATGAGATATTATTTGCTGTCCAGATCAGAACGTCAGTGGAGTCATAGAGCGCGAAAGTATAGGGGCCGCTCGTAATCCAGACGTTCGCCTCACCGCGAGAGTCAAGAATAATCGGGTTAGTGTTCTGATTTCCAACGCTTTCAGTCGTTGACATATAGGTGACGAGAGGCGTCGTCGTACCGGACTGATATGTGTATAGCTTGCCGCCGACGAGAGGATCGCCATTAGCGTCCAAAAACTGCATCTTAGGCGAAGGAGTCAGATTAGCCATTTTTTACCTCGTATAATCTGTTTACCATAAGCCTACGCGGCTATCAAACCTAAGAGCTTCAAAGCTCTAACAATGTCGCCGACAGTATAGGCTGTTGTTCCGGTATTTCCGGTAAAGGTGCTGTTGCTTTGAACGCGGGTCGCGGCCGCATCAGGGCCGACCAATGTGAAGCCAGTCGTTGTGCCAGTCGTGGCGTATTGAATGATCGGCGTGGCGTTGAAAAATCCTAGCTTCTGGTTAGTGGCCGTGCCGATCTTGGTGCCTGTGCCGGTATTCAAAATGACGTTTATGGCGTTGCCAATGGTAATGTTGCCATTCGCCGCAAGCGTAGACGAAAGCGTCGTCGCCCCTGTGACCGCCAGAGTTGCTGATATTTTAGCGTCGCCGGTAACATCAAGCGCAACCGTAGGGGCCGTAACCGAGCCTATACGCAGATCGCCGTTGATGGCGTTCTGGGCGGTGCCGCCCATATACAGGTTCCACACGCCAGTTGCGGCCGCGAGCGATCCACGGAAGCCGTAGTTATTCGTCGCGCCAGTCATTGTGGAATCGACAAAATAACCTTGTTGGTTCGTAACGGTAGAATCCGCATTAAAAGTGGATTGCGTGACGTAATTATACGTTATGTTTGATATTGTGTAAGGAGTTCCGCCATTAGCCGCCGTAGCAAGCTGGTAGCGCAGTCCGATGCCATTGCTGGTAACATCCGGCTGAACAGTGGCCTGAATGAATTGACCATATGCAATCGTCGCGCCTGTTATAGGCGCGGTGTTATACATGTTGACAGCGGCTGAAGTTGAGCCAAGACCGAAATTCTTATCGCTGGCTAACCTTAAAAACGTGCCGTCATAAGTTAAATCAGCGCTTGTAGCCAACGCCGAGGTAGAGCTGGCGTAAACAATTCCATTAGCCGTGAAGCTTGTGAGCCCCGTGCCGCCATTTGTGCCCGCAAGCGTGCCGGACACCGTGACCGCGCCCGTCGTAGGCGTGGCGGGTGTAAGCCCTGTCGTGCCGAAACTTATCGACGATACGGTGCCGATGGCAGACGGGGGGACATTTTTCCAATATTGAAGCGCCGAGTCATATTGGATCATGTCGCCGTTAGATAATGCCGAAAATTGAACATTGGAATCCGTGCCGCCTAAAATAGATCCTGGGATAAGAAGAACCTGAAATGACCCAGACCCACCTGCGCCAGCATTAATAACAGTGCCAATTTTTACTTTTATGCCGGGAGCATTTGGCGGCGTTTGTACGCCGGGATAAGCTGTAGTTCCGCGCGTTAATCCGCCCGTTACAGGATTATACCAAATGTCATCGTTATCATGCCATGTCTCGCCATACGCTGCGCCAGTCGTATTGATCCCATGAACAATCCCGAAAGCGGTTACGCGGCCAAAACTATTGGTGGCTATGTTTTCGGTGGCGACACCTATGATAGCGCCGGGATCTGTAAGTCCCGCAATCGTAGGTGCGAAAGTTATCGTGCCTGAAGCCCCTACAGTTCCTGTTTTATAAACGGCTTGAAGTGGTGAATCAGATATAGCCGAAGATGCTTTACCATAAACATATAATTCTTCGCCGACTTGCTGCGTGATATTACTAAGCCCGGTATGATCGCCGGGGACACCCATGTGAAAATCAATCCCTCCTGTATCATTCCATGCTATAGTTCCGGCGGCGGTTCCCGGCGTGGGAGAAGGATAATTATTAAAACGTAGATACCCGACATTATCCTGATTTACGGACGCCAATGTGCCTAAACTGCCAGAGATGTCAGGTTGCGTGTCCACTTGTGATGTGAGTAGCTTAATAGCTTCGTCATACTGCGCGACGGCAGCTTCAATATTCGGCGCTTGAGCCAGATCGTTTATGGACAGGTCATTGCTGCCGCTGCCCGTGAGCGTGAAAAGGTTGAGAAAGAACAAATACCATTCACGCGTAATAAGCCCTGTTTCCGGGTTTACCAGAGGGACGCGCGGAGGCGTGATATTCGTTATATTAGGCATTCGTCGGGCTCAAGATGAGTTCAGCGCCATTTATGTAGACTCTTACCGGATCAGTGCCGGATATTTCATACACGCGGTCACGGATCTTTTGAGTCATACCAAGACGACGCCAAATGATGCGCTTACCGTATGCGCCTATCTTGCCCATGCCGCCTAGATGCGTATTCGACCAGCTATGGCCGCCATCGTCTGACCATCGGAGCATTACTTGTGGGTCAGATCCTTGCACCGTGCCGTTTAACCCGACGCCGCTTTCGCAATCTAACTGAAGCGTGTGCTGCGTCGTGCGTTTGAGGTCATTCTGGCCTGTAGGAAGCGCCCGCCAAGATCGCAACCATTTTTGAATCTGACCGTTATCGGCATAAACATCTAAATCAAATGTGTAGATATTGCCGTTTTCGTAATCGCCGATGACGATATTGCCATCGAAATTACACTGGCAGTTACCGCGATGACGGGTAAAGACGCCGGCGTTCCATCCTGCACGTTCATGCCACGCGCCAGTCGCCACATCATAAACCCATGTTGCATTGGCAGATGGGAAGTTAAGGACATAAAACGAATGGCCGTCTTGTTGATAGGTGTAGGCTACAGCATCATTTAAGTCGGGGTATTGTTGAATCTGCCACTCGACAGCATGCGTCGAGACGCGCTCTCCGTTATAGCCTTTCGCGCGGTAGACAATACCTTGGCCGCGCGCGTCAGACCCGAGCCAAAACAAAGCATTGTCCAGCTTGGCGACAGAATAGGCGGACAAGCAACCGAGTTCGTTAAATGCGCCCTGAATGCGCTGCAACGGATAATCCGGCGTTCCGGCGTCATACCAAACTTCAACCGAGTTGGTGCCGAACACCCACAGCTCGCGGTGATCGACCATAACGCCGACAATGTTGTCTGGCGAGCCTTCCGCGCTGGCAAAGTCTAATGCGTCGATGTTGTTGCCATCATAAAGCGCCGTAACCCAGATCTTCTGGCTATTAGGCTCATTGAAGACAAAGTAGCCGTCGAGATACCCTACTGTTACCGCGCCAGGGAAATCAGGGTCGTTTATCTGCCCAAACGATCCTGTCGACTCATCGTAAATAAAAGCCGTGGGGTTGCAGGCGAAAAATAACTGCGTTCCATTATACGCGATAGATACCGGGCCGGTGCCGGCGACAGATCCTAAAAACTGCGGTGTAGCGTCAAGCGAAGTCAGTTTATAAGCGGAATCACCAGACACCACATAAAAACTGGAGCCTGAAACTTGATCCGCCCATAATCCGCGTATTGGCCCAGTTCCAATCGTTTGTTGAAATTTAAGCCCCGGCGCGCGCTGAAGAAACGCCGGTTCTTTGCCGCCTCCAGGGATAACCTCTGGAAAGAGATTAACCATGCGGTTATCCGCAGCATTGATGCTGCGGGCAACATAGCTGGAGCCAAGAATAGGCGTCTTCATCAGTAGTTTCCGGCGTAGATATTATAGCGCTGGCGGGTGCCGACAATGCTGTAAGGCAGCGCCATAATGTCATCCGGGTTGTTGATGCGCTTCAGATTGCGCTTGCTATACATGGCGATGCGCTGAACTTGCGCAGACGGTTCGACGCCAAACTCAGGTGCAAGTTCGCAGGCCAGATTATAGCGGAATGCGCGGAGATAGCCCGGCGGAAAGGTTAAAGGCGTCGCCAGAACAGCCGGCTGCGTCAGTTCTTCAACCGAAATGAAATGCCACTCCAGAAGCCGCAAAGGCACTGGATAAATGAACATTTCAATGTTCGGGTAGGTCATATTCGTAAAAATGACCTGCGGATAGGTGCTGGTGACAGTTTTGACGGCGATGCCGTCATACTGCTGCTGATTGATGAACTTGATCCCATAAGACACATTGGTCTGCGGGTCGCGGAAATAAGTCGCGTCGTCTAGCAGAACCGGACGATTGCCAACAAAATCGCCGGTCGGGCCGAGAGTCTGACTTCTAAGACCGGGAGTCCACAGAAAGGTTTGGTCTTGAGTTGAAAAGACCGCCAGACGCTCCGTGTTCCACGAGTCGATCATCTGGTTTAGGGCTATCAGCGCGTCCTGCGAGGTCGCGGCCGAGGGCGTTTCGCCTTCCGCGAGGACGCCCAGGAGTCTCAACGCTCCGTTGATCTGATCGCCCGCTGTCGTCGTCATTAGGATCGAACCTTTCCCAGCCGTTCTCTTCGTCGGCTTCCGCTTCCATCTCAAGCGTGGCAATCTTAACGCCATGTCGCTCATGGCGCAAATAAATCAGGGCCATTTTTCACCTATGGTAAGGGCCAGGCGGGCCGTAGCCCGCCCGTAGGATTGAATTAAGCAACCACCGGGTATTCCCACTTACCACCCACCGAAGTGAACAGCTTGCCAGCGCCCGTAGCGTTGGTCGTGGTGGCCAGCGACCCCGCCGGAGCGGTCGTGGTCGTAACGCCCGCCGTAATCGCCGACGTTAGGAAATACAGGCCAGCCGTCGCGTTAGCGATAACCGCGCCCGTGGTCGCCGTCGACGTGAACGTGCCAGAGACAGTGGCGGTAGTAAGTGTAGCGCCAGAAATAGTGCCTCCACTGATCGTCGCGCCCGTGATGGTCGTGCCACTCACGAGTTCGGGATCAGAGAAGGCAACACCGACAGGTTTAGTGTTAGGCATTGCCTTCTCCTAATGTTAAGCGATGCGGTAGATCGAATATGCCGCCGTGCCCGTTTTACGGAAACGGAAGATAGCCGAGGACGGCGTGGTCGCGCCGTCGATGACCACCGCGCTGCCGACAATGCTGTTGCCCGTGCCCGCGCCGAACGTCACGTCGTTAGCGGCATTGTCTCCGATGTTTATGAACACAACATCAAACGCCGCGTTGACCGCAACGCTAGGGAATGCCGCGTCAATAAGCGCGCCCGTCGGGAACGTGTAGGTGCCGGCGTCCGTGCCGCCGGAATCCATCGTCACAATGCCAGCCGCCAGATTGGCAGCTGTAACCGTAACCGTAGCGCCGGTCAGAGCCGCCGGAGCGCCCTGCGGGAGAACCAGCGGTTCGGTGCGGTTGCCAGCCGAATACTGGTAGCCGCCATCACCATTCGGGATGCCGCTGTAGGGGCCAAACGTCTCAAGCGGATAAGCCGCATTCGAAGTAGTCGTCATGGATTAACTCCTTGAATTAGAAGAAGATGGGGCCGAAGCCCCATCCAATTAGCCCCACAGACGGACAGCCATCTGCGGACGGATGACCGAGTAGCCATACAGCACGTCAATACGGCACGGCAGACGGTCGTTGTTGATGTCATACTGGCGAACGACGCGCAGGCTGATACCATTGTGAACCTGACGCGAAGCCATGTCGACGCCCTGCGGAAGCAGAAGATCGGCGGTGGCGAACGCGATGGCGTCCTTATGGTAGATCAGGTTCTGCGGATACTGCGTCGAAGCAGAGCCGTAGAAGGTGACGGCCTTACCGGAAACCGGCAGAGCGTCAACCGTGGCGAGAGCCTGCGAAGCCGAATACATCGCCGGGACAGTGACCGAAGCCGTGGTGGACGCCGTAACGTCAGCCAGAGCAACGAACTGGAACAGCGAGCCGGTTGACTCACGGGTCTGCGGATTGACGGCGTAGCAGTCAGCAATCGTGAACACATCGCCGGCCTTGATGACCGTCGAGCCAAGGCCCGTCAGAACGATGGTCGTCGAACCTTCGGTCGTGACCGAGGTGCTGACCGTCACGGTGCCAGCGCGCGAGCCGGTCGTGAACTGCTTGACCGACTGGGACATATTCAGCTCTTCGTAGCCGAGGATGCCTTCGCCGAACAGGCCGTTCTTGAACTGCTTGCTGATGGCCGAGACCGGGTTGAACAGGCCCTTCATGCCTTCGATCAGCGCAGCGTTAGCAGCCGGATTGACCGTCGCATAACGCGGCGACATGACAGCGGCGTTCTCGTTCAGCTTCTGCTGCGCCTGCAACAGAACGAGCGAAGAAGCCGGGGTCGTGCCGGGCGTGCCGACCGAGTTGCCGATGTATTTGAACGAGTTCGCAACGTCAGCGTCGATGCTGGCGGCGAGCTGCGAAATACGCGGCTTCAGCACACGTTCCGCGAAGTCGTCCAACTGCA